TCTGGCTAATGAGACTGCTTGATTTTGTACCAAACCCTCAAGAGTTTCTATTCTTGCCTCATGTCTAACAATCTCAGTCTGATTATTATCTACATCATTACGTAGGGTAGCTACAAACCATATGAGAGCAATCGTCTGAGCAGCTATGGCTAGAATGAAAGTAATAGGTACGCTCTTGTTTAGGTGCCATTCGTTAGCCATCAGGGGTAAGCCTCCCAAGAGCACTGATGGTGAGGTGCATCCCAACCCCAATCCCAACCATGTTCCAGTTCGATACCAAGTTCCTCAGCAGCTTGCTTCATAGCCTCTACAATAGGTTCATAGGAATCCCAATCATCACTATTAAGGATACCGTCACGGTCGTGGTCACCTTTATACGGATAGGGGTGTAGGTCTACAGCATGTCCTGTAATGTGCCTAGAGTTCATTGTACGGGAAACACCTTTAGCTACAAGTTGCCTCTGACGTTCAATGTTACGGACACCCTCACCCACAAAGAAGTCCTGAGTGGTAATCTGAATAGCCCGTTTAACTACAGCAATCAAGTCAGGGTGTACTCCTGAAAGGTTCTGCATACTGCGTTGGGATAGTGAATACATATTGGGCCTCCTTTAGCCGCAGAGGTAGATACAAGCTACCATCTTTACTTCTGTTGAGCTTGAGAAGGTTACATCTTCTCGTGCCTTAGCTACAGTATAACTACGAACAATATCATCAGATTGCTTCATACCTTTACCGGGTGTAGAAGAAGTAACGATAAGGTCACCTTTAGATATATTACCGTTCTCACCAATTACATTGATAGCACCTTCACCTACAGAGTTGATGTCCACAAGGTCATAATCCTCATGGTAAACTGAAGGGTCACTAATCAATACAAGATCAGCCATTGTACCTTCAGGTGCAGACTCTTGTGCAGCCCTTGTAGCATCTTTGTCGATAAAGGCTGGAGGTATAACCCAAGTAGGTTTCCTCTTTTGAAGTACCCCAATAGCACCTGCTTGGATACTACCCGTTGAAGCTTTGACTTCCCCAAAGGTATCAGAGATGGTCTTTACTACAATGGAGTGGTCAGTTAGAATGTCTCCCGGCACACAAGTGCAAGTCTTTAGGAGCATCCCCATGTGGACACCTGTAAAGGGTGACCAACCACCACCTGAAGCGTCAAGACCACCATCAGCACTTGTAGCAGGTAGGAAGATTCCATAGCCACCGTCATTGACAGTTAAGGCAATCTGTGCGTGACCACCACCTGTCCGTGTTGACCTAGCGTCGATAGCTGTAGAGCCACTACCACCACCGTTTGTAGCTACTATCCCGTCATAACTTCCAGTGGAGTTGTTAATATTAGCTTGGAACTGACCAGCGGGGCCTACATAGTTCCTAGCTGAAAAAGCATACCCTGTTGATGTATTAGAATAACGATAGCTCCTCATACCGTTGTTTGCGGCTGAGATAAGAGTGCCAACCGTAAGTCCAGATACAGTTGAATCATTACTGTAGGTAGTTGAGATGTCAGCAATGTTTGTGACGTTTAGCTTATCTGCTGTTATTTCTCCCCCCGCAATCTTAGCATTTGTGATAGCAGCATTTTCAATCTTAGCGTTGGTTATAAGACTGTTGTTGATTTGGGCGCTATTTGTAATGATACCACTTGTAGCAAGAAGGCCACCTGTAATTGTGTTAGCTGTGATTTTATCACCAGTGATAGTTCCAGCAGCTATCTTTGCAGCGGTTACCGCATTAGCACTTAGTTTTGGTGTTGTTATAGCTCCGTCATCAATCTTAGTTGCTGTAATGCTACCGTTTGCTACATCAGCGATTACCAATACCCAAGAAGACCCATTCCACTCGTACAACTTACCGTCAGAGCGGTTAAACACCTTCTCCCCTGTGGTCGTACCAGATGCAGGAAGGCTTGCGACATCCTCAATAGCAAACAAACCTTGATCTTCAAATAGGGTTCTAATACCATTTTCAAAGTCTGCGTCATCTATGAAAGTTGTTGTAGCTGACACACCAGAAGTGAAATCAGATTTATTCCCTGTATAATCCACAGACTTTAGGAAGTACCACTTGGTCTCAGAGATTCCCAGATTAGTTCTAGTGAATGTGTTACCTGAAGGGGTGCCTACAAGTGTAGCGGAAGCTGAGTTATTAGTATCTGCTTCATAAACTTCAACATAGCTAAAGTCTAAGTCTGCTGGGTTTGTCCACTTAATTGTGATGTACTGGAAACCGCCTGTAGCAGTTATGCTAGTAGGAGCACTTGGGGTTGTACCATCAGATGCACTACTAAAGGTAACAGAGTTCCAAGGGCCAACAGCATCAAGTGGGTTGACAGCACGAACCCTAATGTTATACAGAGTGTCATCTAGCACAGGAACAATACTGTATTCAGTTACACTGTTATTAACCTTAACACCTTTGAACACAATGCCAGAGGCTTCAGGAGAGGTCCGTAGTTGTGCTCTAAGTTCAGCTTCAGTAAGGGAAGAACCACCACCAGTATTGTAGAAGTCAAAACCATCTTGGTCAGGTTGCCTAAACAGAATCTCTACATAAGCCTTAAAGATGAATTGTTCCCTAGTAGTGACAGCATCTACAAGCTCTACGATACCACCATTAGAATCAAAGTCAAAAGTATTCTCAAACCACTCTACATGGTATTCTTTGACACGAGAGCTAAGAGGTGCATCCCAATCAACAAGGATACTGTTTACAAAAGTTCCATCTTTAGCTACAGCACCAGCAGCCGTAGCTGTAAGGTTTTGCACAGGGTTAGGTAGACCGTAGGAAAGATCAGAGTTATCCCTTTCGTAAACTACACCATCATCAACTTCATCAAAGATGGATTCAGCAGTCTCCCTAAGAACCAGTTGAACTTGAAGATCATAACCATCAACAAGACCAAAGGTCCAAGAGACAACCTCAAAAGGTTTATCAGTCCAAGCAAATCGCTCATTAGTGATATTAACTACATCACCAACCTGAAGTGCAAAAGCCCTCAGACCGAAGGAGGCACTGACTGTAAGTTGCTGACGATTACGCTCAAGGGTAATCCTTGCAATCCTACGAGCTTCTTCAGAATTATCTGTAAATGGTAACTCTACATCAAGAGCACTAACCTGACCATTATCAGCATCAATAAAGTCTTGGTTGGTTACTTCTGGAAAGTCTGTAACTGCCCAACTTGTCTCAGGGCCACGGAAGGTACCACGTACTGTGTTAAAGTTATCCCTGCGAGAGTGGCGTGTCTTAACAGCAATAGGACTACGTAAGTCATCCTCAGTAAGGCTCATTGTAGGTGCTTGCCAAGAAGCAGCTTTCATGCGCCACTTACCCTGAGAATACCACAAGAGGCCACCCATCGAAGATAGAAGGTCATTTAGGATATTGTAGGGTGTTGTAGCTGTAGTAAAGGCACCATTACAAGTGAAGAACTTTTCACCATTGTCTGCAATAGAATCACATACGTTAGCAGCAGTAGCAACAGTATCCCAGTCGATATTACC